TCCACCTCCATTATTTAGACTTCAGTAATCCATTGTCTTTAAGATAGATCCACATCTTTGCAAGGGCATTGCAGAGTTTTTTATCTACAAAGCTTACCTTTTCATCATTGATATAAAGAGTTCTTTCTTCCCACCTATCTTTATAAAAACATTCTGATTCTTTTTCATATATTCTCAAATCAAGATAAAAATCATCATACACATCATTTTCCAATACTTTCGGCAACTCCATCAATAGTTCTTCGGCTGTGGGTGCTGAATATTTATCTACATTACAATTCTTTGCTGTAGTTCTATCAAAAAGAACGACACCATCAGAAGGTCTTTTGGCTATAACCCATATCCATAATCCATCCTGCCTAAATCCCTTTTCCTTTAAACTCTTGCTTATCTCTAAATCGCAACAAATGTTTTCTAATTCCATACCTACCTCCTTAAATCAGCCGAGCGGCTACAGCCGTTGAACCTCCGCTTTCGATTTTTCTACTCGCTACCGGGTACCGTTTAAAGCACTGCTCCGCTCGACCTTTGACAGATACTCTGTCTTATTATTTCAGGCGGTGCTGACGGAGACACCCAGTCAACCCTCTGGACTTACGCCTTATAAGTCGTGTGAACCCTATAATTATAGGTTGCTTATAATTATATTTCTGCTACGATTTCCCGCCAACACCTTATTTGATTTTAAAAGAACTATTTCTTATTCGCTATCTTGCCTGCTTTAATCCAGTTTGACTTGATCCAATCCGTCAAAACATATCGTCTATTAATCAGCCAAATAAACCTAGAGATTAAAAGAGTCAAAATTCCAAATGCTACTAATGAAATAGATCCTGTCAATATTCTGTTGTCAACAAATTGCGAAATCATAATATCACCCTTTTCAACAAAAAGATTAGCTCCAGTTAAATTCCATATTGGTAATGTCATCCACCCAAGACTAAAAAGCAAACCCAATATAACCGATGCAACTACCCCCATTATTAATACAGCTATCAAAAAATACCCTATCCATTTAAATAGAAATTTACCAATCTCCCACAACTTCAACCCTATAAATATCAATACTCTTTTCATGTTCCCTCCTCTTCTATAAAATCTTTTAAAATTCCTATCTTTTTTACTTCATCATCATAATTAAATGAATAATTTTTTTGTGTTATCATACTTGTTGCTCTTCCATTTTCGTTTTTAACAAATGCGCTTATCCCTTGTTTCTTACTAGAAGGAAGTATCTTTACAAATACATCTTCAGCATTTAAATTTATAAATGTACATATTTCATTATCTTTAATCTTTTTCATTTTTTATTCCTTCTATCTTTGGAACTAAATATTCTTTTTTCAAATTCTTTTTCTTTTATATTATTTTCCTTTTAATAACTCTGGATTTTCGTATATGTTTCCGATTACTTTCATAAGTCCTACAAGATTAAATACAGCATAATTTTGAAACACAGTATCATTTTTCTTTATTGTAAACATTGTATTTTCCCGAATAATTTCCGTTACCGTTGTCCCTCTTTTTGTCTTTCCTCTTGTCCAATCATATTTAATTATATCCCCCTCATATATTTCAACACCATTCTTATCATGAAGCCCTATATATTGCATAGCCGTATCATTGGTTCCGCCATAATGAGTTGATTGAGACAACCATCCTTTTGAATTAATATTGACATCATAATACATTCTTTTTAAACCAGTGTGCCAAGCCCTGAATTTAACCTCTTTCATTTCATTCCTCCTCCCTCAATTCTGGATTTTCATATATGTTTCCGATTACTTCACAAAAACTTGCTTCGGGTCTTACTTCTCCTACATCATCATCTTCATATAGAGGACATAACAACTTCGCAAAAGGTGAAAACCCACATAAACTATTATCCCATTCTACTTTTTCTATATCTTTAGTAAAAGGATAGTTTCCAAGTCTAACAATATCCCCTTCATATATCTCTTTGCCATTCTTATCCTTAAGCCCTGTGTATTGCATAAGAATACAAACTTTTCTTGGATGTATTGAATCTTCAGCGACATGATCTTCATTAAATTCATATACGGCAAACATCCTTTTTTGTTCTTTCTCCCATACTCGAAATTTAATCTCTTTCATAACATTCTCCTATAATATAATTATATACTATTCATATTTTTTTTAAACACTTTAATATTTTTTATCTTTACTTAAATAATATATATTATTATCAAAATAATTTTCTTCATAGCTCCTTAATTTTGTGCTTCTAATTTCTTTCCTATGTTCAAAATAAACAGTGATCACAGATAATCCTATAGAAATAACAATAATCAATCCTAATATAAATATATAGAAAATCATATTAAAACCTCCCTGATTAAAATGAGTATATACCACCAATATTTGGTTGTTCAAAATCAAACTCTTCAAAGTGTGTTCCTTTTACTTTTTTAATAGTTATTATAGTCTCATCAGTAATTTTCACACCAGTATTTTTGAATGCTTCAAGAGTTTCTAAAAGATCTTTATCTTTGATGTTCTTATACTTTATTCTTTTCATTTTTTAACTCCTTATTCATTTTTTTTACTACTTGTTTTGCTTTTTTTCTTTTCAAGACCAGAATCTAATAGTGTATTGCATCTTTTACAAATTGTTCCATAACCATATTTGTATGGCCATATTGTTCTTATTACTTCCCATTTGTGCTTACATATAGATTTAATTCTCTTCATATTTTACCTCACTTATTTAATTTTTTCATTACTCTTTCGGGAGTGATATCTGAGAATACTTTTTTATTCATTTTTGAATTTTGAGTTTTATCTTCTATCGGAATTAATTCTTCAGCATCAATTAACTGTAATTGACGATGAGCTTCTTCAACTTTAGCGCATGCTTCTTGTACTTTTTTATTAGCTTCTGTAAAATGAAACCATACACCAATTATATCGTCGTACACCCATATCCAATACTTATGTATTCTCATAATATTTTTCCTTTAAATTATTTATTTTTTTCTTTTTCTTTTAAAATTTCATTTACTATATCATTAGTCATATCTTTTTGAGGCAATGGCATTGTAAGATCACCAAAATCTTTATCAACATCCCATTGATTTAAAAGAATACCATCATCTGATATTAATGTTAATTTCATAATATTTTCTCCTTTTTATTATTATAATACCAAGAAGCAACGAAATAGTTAACCGACTATTTTATTTATTTTTGGCTGTTTTATAGAAGTGGATGTTCTTTAATGATATTCTCAGGCGTATCTGAAGATCCCTGGATCACTCCAGCAGACGTTGTTTTATAGATGTTATATAACTTATCAAACCCAATCTTTGCGTAATTGTCAGCATGTGCATAATGATCTTGTCCAGTCTTTCCTACAACTTCATATAACGCACCAGTCTTATCATCAATATATTTTTCTACGACTAAATTTGCATGATGCTCTACAAAATCTTCTATATTATTATCTAATCTTGGAAATGAAACTCTTTTTTCTTCGTATTCTTGAATTAATAGTTTAAATGTTCCAACTCTAGAAACTGTTATCGTCATCGCTCTTTCATTTACTATAGGTGTTATTAGTTCTCTTTTTCTTTTTTGCCGCTGTATTTCGCCTGTATCATAAAAACACCCATAAGATTTTGTTGGAAATCTTCTAACAAGATACGAGTTTCTATCTACACCTATTCCATTAGCATCATTTATTATTATTTTAGCTCCAAAAAATTCGCATATTTGTTCTACTCTTTTTACATGTTCTGTTTGTAAACCATGAAATCCATGCTTTCTTAAACTTTCATCGTCTATTTTTTCTACGTATATTACTTTAGAGTCTTTCATGTCTGGAGGAAAACCATTTGCTCTAACTACTACCCAACTTGTTTCTCCCCAGTCAACGCCAACACTTACATTTTTTGCCATCCCTATTTTTCTATATTGATTTACAAACGTTCTATCTTGACATTGTTCAAAAAGATCTCTTGTTAATTTTGACTCAGGACTCACATACGCATATCCCATTACTTCATTCCAGAATTGATGCAAGAATCTAAATGTATGATATTTGTATAATATTTCTTTTCCTGTTTTCCATGCTAACATCATATATGTAACTCTATATGATGATCTTGTAAGTCTTAAATGAGGTTTTTTTGAAATCCATCTTGAAGTTTTCAAATAAAATTGACTGTTTTTATCTATATACTCTCCACAATATTTACACCCTATATATACTTTATCTAATTTTTTTATATACTCAGGACTATTTGTATCAGTATTATCTAATTCAAAAAAATTACATAGATTTTCTGGAAATTCCATTATTTGTTCTTTCTTACAACGAGGACAAGTTATATACCATTCATATTGACATCCTTTCTTAAACGCTCCGTCTATTCCACTATTTGGAAATTTCGGAGTTGATATTCTAGCTCTTCTCGCTAATTCACTATGAGAAGTAGACTCTGAATATATATCCTCTATTTGTGGATTTTGACTTTCATATTCATCAAACGTTATTTTATCTGAAGACGGACCTCGTCCTTGATAATCAGTCCATGAACTATCTACTGTATAAAAACTTCCATTTATAAAAGACTTAGAAGTTAAATTAAAAGGTTTTTTTACTAACCTTACTATTCTTGGAGATCTTTCTACTGCAATAGTTATCTTTTCTCTTGCCATCTTTTCAGACATTCCACTTGTAGGAAAAATATGTCTTACATTAGTATATGGCCTTGAACAGCATAAATATAAATTTTCATTTATCTCGCTTTCGCTAAATTCACTCTGACGACACTTGATGATAGATTTATCTTTCGACTTATCATTTATATATTGTGTCAAATATGGACGATGAGCTGCTGTAAGTTTTGTATCTTTTTCTCCAAGCATCATTTCGACATCAGCATTCTTATAATTAAAAGGATTTCCTTTAAGTATTCTATTTGATTCTACCCATTCTTGAAGATTCCCTTTTCCTCTAGCAAACTCATTATATTCGTCTAATCCTATTCCAAATCCGTCGAATAACTTTGATGCTTCGTCAGAAATATTATCTTTATAATCAATATTCAATAAATCATTTAAATCTTTTAATGCAGATTGTGGAGAAGTCTTATCTATATCGATAGTAGATTTTTTCATATTCAATTTTTTTTATTTTCTTTTTCACTTTCAATAACGTTTTTAACTGTATTTAACATATTTTCAAATTGCGATATACTTTGATGCTTCAAACATATTTGATTCTTCTTTGATTCGTCTTGTTCAGTATCAAACCATAATCCTTCTGAATTTTTTAAATCACTCAATGCTCTTGATCCAACTATATAAAATTGAGACATTATTCTTAATAAATCTAAAACTTTATATTTTTCGATATCTATTCCTATTTTTTTAAGTTTATTTTCTAATATCATCAATAAATTTTCTATCGAAATCTTTTCTATTAAATCTTCTTTTCTTAAAAATATCAATACGTTCTCGAATCCCGCGCTCCTTAACTCTTCTAACAAAAAATTCATTTCTAACATTGATACTTCTGGTGAACACTCTTTAAATATCAATACATCATCTTCTTTTATTTTTAATTTCTGTACAGATTCTATAAGTTTAATTATTATTTTTTGATTCATTTTTTTCTTTAGCTATTTTCTCTCTTTCTTTTTCGATATTCTTTTTTGCTTTTTCTTCTTCTAATTTAAATTTTGCACGTTGTTCTTTTCTTACGTTATATCCTTTTTCTAATTGTTCAAAAGGAATTTTACTCATAATTTGAGCTACTTTATTTGTAGTATTCATTTCTTCAGCAAATAAATTATAATACTGATCCCACACTTTTGACATCCATACGTCCATTGAAAAATGATCACCAATTCCATTTTTGTCTAACCATTTAATAAAATCATCAAATACTTTTTCTTTAAGTTCTTTAGCTTTCATCGATATTCTCCTTCTTTTTAATTTCTATTCTTGTAAATAAGTTACATTTCAGACATTGATATTGTCTATACCGTTTTTTATCTTTATCAATTTTAATTCCAATAAACTTAATTAACTGTGTTTTACAATGCTTACATTTTGGTTGATTCATTTCTCTTCTTCCTTATCTTTATTTACATTAACTTTTATAAATTTCTTCTTATCTAAACCTTCTCTAAAATAATCAATAATCATAACAATTAAAAAAAACACAAAAAAAAGTTCTACAATGCTAAAAACTATTACTAAAATAATCTTCAACCAAGCAATATTAATAAATTTCAATGATATAAATGAAAATATAAAAGCAATAGCAAAATAAAATGCACCCCAAAAAATTAATCGTTGATATTCATTTCTTTTTATTATCATTTCTTTTCTTCCTTACATTTCGTATTTTTTTAGTACATTTTTCACAATAATGATATCCACTACAATCACAATATATTACTTCATCATCTCGTAAATCTTCATCACAACAATCACAAGCTACTATATCATCACTACATCGAGAACATGTTTCAACTTCTCTTGTTAATATTTTACTTTTTATTAATCGTCCCGTCTTCTCTCTCCATTTTGTTGATATATCTATTCAAATACCATTGTGCTTTTTTAAGATCTTCTAATTGATTACTTTTTATTTTATGTCTTGAAATATATTTTATAACATTACCTAAGTGAAATCCTAAATCCCAATCTTCTATTACATCAATAGTTTCAAATTGGCCCGAAATATAATGTCTAGGATGATTTATATTGTCCGTTTTCTTTTCTTTCTTTTCTAACATCAATTTCTGCCTCTATAAATCTTTTTATTTTTTCTCCTGATGTTTTATTATATAGATCTATTAGTTCATTATCAGTAAGTTCTTTTAATTTATATAAATCTTTATCTTTCATATTATCCTTATTCATGTATTGATATAACTAGATAAACCTTCAAAAACATCAAACCCAGAAGTATAATTATTTTTAATAATAGAATCATATTCAATAGTTTTTAATATTTCTATCATTATATCGGCTATCTCTAATTCATTTTTATTAAATAAAACATTAGCACTTAATCTTTTTATTCTTTCATCTATAAACAAATGAAACATTTTCATGTTTTCTTTACTTTTTTTAGATTTTATATTTTTCTTTACTTTTTTAAAATGATTTATTTTCGACTCAATATCTTTTACTTTATCGTCTACAGTTTCTTTATTATTTTCTAATGAATCTATAATTATTTTAAAATAATTATCTTCATATTTTTCACACGCCTCGTCGAATATTTTAGACAACAATAATATTGCTCTACTTCTTTTATCATCTTTAGAAAAAACCATAGAAAAACCATATTTATCAAAATTCTTCCTTGAATCTTTATTTATTAATATATCATAAGATTTTTTTATCTTCATAAAAATATCTGAATCTCCTTTATTAACATCGGGATGATATTTCTTAGATAATCTATAAAAAGCTTTTTTGATATCCGTATCAGTTGCTTTTCTATTTATACCAAGAATATCGTAAGGATTATTTGATTTTTCTATTCTCTCTTTCATTTTCTTAAATATCCTTTTGGACATTCTTTTATATACCAACATAATTTGAATTTATAATATTCTCTATAATATGGCATACATTCATCGTTTTGATTCTTATATTTACAATTTTTAAAATCTTCAGAACATATAACTCTATCAACAAACTCATCATAGCTTTTATCTATATCTTTCATTTCTTTTTATTTTGCTCTCTTTGTTTCTCTTTAAGTTTAGGCAAACCAATATTATAAGCTTTTCCCTTTTTCATAATAAATTTAGAAGCTTGTCTTTTTGTTACAGAAATATCTGCCTCTTCACAACATTTAATAAAATTACCATCTTTCATAAAATCTCTATTTGTCATTTTATTTCCCCAATAATTATTTATTTTTAAAAGACATATCAATTTTTGGTTCTATTTTCATTTCTTCTGGTAATGATATCATTATATCTGGAATACCAACACGAATATCTAATGGAATAGGTATATCTGAAATAGCTTTTCCTGTTGATTTATCTATAATCTTTAATTTAAAATTATCTGATTTTATTTTCACTTCTGGAAAAGATATTTCTATTTTACCTAATTTTAAACTTATTGAATTGAAACTTTTTATTTTAATATCTTTCATTATGTCTTCAGCTAATTTTCCTCCTTGCTTTTGTATAAAATCATATATTTTTTCTTTAGCATTAGAAAACAATCCCATAATGACCTCCTATAAATTTCTTAATCTTCTCCAAAATAAACTAAACAAACAAACTAAAAATATAAAAAAAGAGATAACTATAAAATCACTATAATCTTTAAAAATAATCTTATTGAAATCTTTACTTTTACCTATACCCAATAATATATCACCTAAAATTAAAGACGTTACAAATAAAAATGAATTTCTTAAAATTACGATTAATTTTTTAATAAAATATCTCATATTTATATCACCTTTTCTCAAAATTCAAACTATCTTTAATAGCTTCTTCGCTTATTTTTTTAAATTCTACTTCATTAATAGCTTCTGTACCTACCATACCCGTTTGTATGCCTTGCATATATGATTTGTAGATTATTTTATATAATTTGTCAAAATCTTCTTCATTATTTATTATCAACTCATCCACTTTTTTTCTCCTCACTTAACATTTTTCTTAAATATTGCTTAGGATCTTCAAATCTTTTTATATTATATTCTCTTATATCGTTCAAGCATAAGCAGCATACAGTTAATTCTTGACCTAAATAATATATCCGTTCACCCTCTTCTATTCCCAATGTTTTTTTACATCTATCACAAATCATTTAAAATCTCTCTTTAAAATATCTGTCTATTATATCGAAAATTTCTTTTTTATCAATTTCCATAGCCTCTCCATTTTGATTTGAAAGCATTATAAGACCTTTATAATCTTCATCAAGTATATCTATTGTATAACATTCATGTTCTTCTCTAAAAGTTAATGTAATAATAGAATTTTTATACAAATTTTTTTCCTTCTATATTTTTTAATGCTTCAATAATCTCTTCTTTTGACGTATTTTTTAAACAATCCATACATACAAAAAATTTATTTCCAGTCTTCTTACTCGTTATAATTTTAAAAATATTATCTAAAAGTTCTTTTGTTATTTTTTCCTTAAGATCAAACTCATCTTGATATCCACATATATCACACTCAACAACTTTTTTTATCATAATTTAAATATATATCTTTAAAATATATTGTAAACAAACTATTTTAATATTCTTTTCAATACTCTACTAAGTAGTTTTTCTTTTATATAACCTAAAGTATCATCGTTTTTACATTTTTTTATCTCGTCTTTTATAATATTTATTATTCTTGTTTGTTCATTCTTTAATAAATTTTCAACTTGATAGTCTTTCTTTAATACGCTCATTATATCTATCCTATTTTATTATCGTTTTTTATAAGATCTTTTTGAATGTCGTCTAAATCCTTACCAATAAATAATGATATTATAATCATTCTATCTTCACTTTCGTAAATAAACTCTGTACCATTTATTTTCATAGCCTTTTCCATAGTTGCTAGACTTATTATATCACATATTTCATCGAATTTATCTGCAAGATAATTTTCTAATATAATATCTTTAATTTCATTAGAATCATTATTTGAAATTTTTTCTTCTTTATTTTCATCCATTCTTTAGATGCTCCTTATCTTTTCTATAACAATCTTTCTTCTACTTACAAAAATTATATTATTGTACATTTTATAATCTTCTCCTTTTACAAGCACACCCTTTTTTATAGAATCTCTTATCTTAAATGATTCTATTCCAGTTAATTTATAAAACCCTGGTAGTGTTAACCAATTACTTATACTATATTTCATTTAATTACTCTAAAACCTTCTTCTTTTATTTCTACACCTAATTTCTTCATCTTCCCAGATATATCTTTTAACATTTCTGAATCTTTTATCACATCTATTAAAACCATTCTCATTTTTATAAATAAATATTCTACTTGTTCTAATGAAAACGATACTTTTGGCGCATGCTTCATCTCCCACTGCGCTTTCTTAAAATTAACTATATTATCTATCAACCACATCAATTGACCGGGTTTTCTTGATATTTCTTCATCGCTCGTTTCTTTTAAATATTTCCTTAATAAAGCTAATGCTAAATGAATTTCTGATGTTACGTTGTCAAGTTCTTCTGAATCTACATCTTGAATTTCTTTCAATTCTTTTTGTAATGCTCCTTCTCTTCCCAATTTATATACACCTAGCTTTTCTCTTATTTCATTCATAGCAGCATTCTTCTTTCCCATTCTATTTCTTCCGCTATGGAATCTACAAACTAACATATCTTTTAATACTCTATTACCACACTGTTTTATTCCTCCGTCTCTTTTTACTAATGCCTGACATCTTATATTTACAGTGCCATTTTTATGTGTTGTAAATCTTTCCCATCCTTCTCTTTCTATTGTAGCTGATTTCTTTTTTAGCTTATCAAATATCTTGTTTAAATGTTTCTTTCTTTTTTCAATTTCTTTTTCTTTATTTTTCATAAAAATGTCTCAAAAGTATCTTTTATACAATTATATATTTTATATCAAAAATTTTTACCTATATTTCTATTTCAAACTCTTTCGTAATTGTACTATCCATTTAGTATTGTTCTTAGCTCGTTCAACTTCTTTTTTATATTCTTCAGTATGATATTTAAGATTTGAATTTAATAATTTTAATTGTTCTTCTTTCCATTGTTCACCATTTAATTTATTTATTTTATTCTTCTTGTTTTCATAATATGATATATCACAATCAAAATCAATAGAATCATCAATTTGCTTTTTCATAAATTCTTTTAATTCAAAATGATTTTTTGTTGGTGGCTTCCATGCTATAACTTTTTTTAACATTTCTTGATATTTCTGTAATAAGTTTGTATTATCAATTACCATATCATCACAACGCTTTATCTCTTTCAAATATTCATCGTTAGCTTTTTTATTTGCAATTTTAATATTCATTTTATTTAAAATTATAATTTGCTTTTTTATTTCTTCAATTTGTTTTAAATGATATTTTGATGGTTCAAATTTTTTTGGAATCGGAGTATCTAAACTATTATCTTTTAACGAAACACAAGCTCCAAATGCTCTAGCACAAGTTATAGCGAATTCTTCAAAACTTATTCCTTTTTTAATATCGTTTGTATATCCTGTTGACATTTTACTACTCCTTTAAATTATTATTCTAAATATATTTCAATTACTTTTGCTTCAAAATCGAATAAAATTTCTTTAACAGTCTTCTCTCTTACTACGCATTGCGATATATCCTTAAATACAATTTTATCTCCTGAATTAGGAATTATAAAATTTTTTAATTCCATTTCTGTATATCTTCCTACTAAATCACCGTTATTATCATAAATTAATATATTATCCATTATTTATATTCCTCTATTATTAAAAAATTTCTTTATCTTACTAATAATTCCTTTACAATTTTTACATTCTAAACAATCTACCTCATCTGTTTCATATTGATTAATGTAAATACTTTTATCTAAAAACCCTAATAGTGCCGATATCCCTTCTCCACTATAGCTTGTATGTGATAATCTCGGAATTATTCTTTTAACTTTTCCTGATCCATCACATTTATT